TTAAAAAATACTATCTAATGTTTCTACAAGTTTACCCTCCATATCTTGCGTAGTGTGGGAGTATATTTCTAAAGTCATTTTAGCATTCGAGTGCCCAACTCTATCCATAATTGATTTTATCGGGAGTCCAGATTCTGCTAAAAAGGAAATATGTGAATGTCTAAAAATATGACTAGATATATTTTTTTTAATTCCAGCTTTCTCCCCGTATTTCTTCAAAGACTGTATGAAGGATGCTAGCGTGATAGGACTGTTCCAATTTTCAAAGCAGAAAATATAATCATCACTTGTCAATGGTTGGAATCGTTCACTGAGCCTCGCTACTTGGCGTTGTATAGCCTCTATAACTGCGTCTGATACCAGGATAGTTCTATATGATTTCTTGGTTTTTGGCAATGTTTTTATTTTGTTGATTGAGTCAAAATTACCTGTAATTTCAATCTTGTTATTTTCAAAGTCTATGTTTTTGAGTTGTAATGCCGTCAACTCTCCATATCTCATCCCAGTAAGAGCAAGAACCGTTACCATATCAGCATATTTTTGTTGATACGGTCGATTGTTTAGTTCATCTATTAATGCTTTGATTTCTTGCATAGTCAAAAACTTGTTGCGCTTTTTTTCAATATCTTCTAAAGTTTCTGGCTTTTTAGGAATAACCGTGTAATTAACCTCGTTATTTTGGATATAAGAGTATTGAACTGCATAATCGAAGATACTTTTAAGCCTGCTGCGAACTCTATAAGCTGTATGATATCCTTTACTATCAATAATATTTTCAATCTTGCTTTGGATATACCGTCTATCAATATTAGCTAGTAAAGTTTCAGATGGTATTTCTTTTTTCATAGTTGCATCAACAAAAGTATAATTGTGTTTTGTAGATGCCTTGACTGTTTTAGACCAAGAATTGTAAAAAAGGGTATAGATTTCTTTAAAGGTAATGCTTTCTACTTGTTTTGTGCTGATTTTTTTATTTATCTTCTCTTGCAACAAGATAGCAGCTTGATTTCTTGCTTGAGGTGTTTTCTTCTCCATCGTGACTGATACTTTTTTCAATTTTTCAGTATATGGATCTTTGTACCTTTCAAAAAATTTATACTTGCCGTTTGGCAATTCTTCCATCCACATTGCTTTTACCTCACTTTTTTGTTAAAATGGGTATAGTAAAGAGGGCTTTTTAATGCCTTTTACTATACTGAACACCTCACGCTCTCCTTGGCCAAAATTTGAGCGTGGGGATTTTTTAATTTTTTAGCATCAAATACGCATCAACGTAAATTAAAGGTACGCTTTTCTCTTTGTTGCTGTTGGTAGTGTACTCGTAAGAAAGCAAGTAACGTCCATTTACAGTCAAATGATCTTTTTCTAAAAATCTTTTTTCTATACGTTCAGTCTCCATGAACAGCATATAGAAATCACCACTAGGTTGTGTAGCAAGTATTTTCGTGTACTTGCCTTCTTTAAAAATTTGCACTATCTCCAGATTGTCGATTCTCATTTTTAAAGAGAAGAATTTTTCTGGCTCTCGGAGAATAGGTTTGTAATCATAGATTTTATAATCATCTGACTTGTAATTGTCTTTTGTGACCTTATCAACTTTAGTCAATAGTTTATCAAAATATTCTTCTACGCTGATGTCGTCAGATGATGATGTCTGAGTGGTCGGTTCGCTGGATGATTTTTGTGTTTGATTTGTACAAGCGGTTGAAATAAAAAGTGCACAAAGTAAAACAGATGATATAGAAAATATTTTTTTCATTTTATCCTATTCCTTTTTCAATTAAGTAAAGCTAAATATTCCTCTTTAACCATTGTTTCATCTGCAATGGTTTTTAGGTTGTATTTCTCCATAAAGACCAGGTAATTAAATGTAGTGGCATCTTCGGCTATATCCAACTCAGCTTTCATAAGATGATGGATCATATTTCTGTTAGCCTCAAGCTCAAACTTTTCCCTAAAAAGCTGATAAGTATCTGGCGCGTGATTTCTATGACCTATCTCATGTAAAGCGACTTGTACCCTTTTTTCATCAGATATAGCATCACTCAAAAACATAGTTTTGAGGGCTGGGATGTAAAAGGCTTCATCTGGAAATAGACCATCTTCAAAAATCTCTATATCTATACCTAGATTTTGAGAAAATTCTTTTTCAGTCATAAACAATCCGACCTTTATTATTGTTTTCTGAGATAGATCTCTATTATGTTTTGAATTGCTTTTTTATCTTCCTCAGTTAGTGGTTTCCCATTGAAACGCATAGCGGTAGAGGCTAACTTCTCAACATCTACCTCTTTGCCCTCAAAAAAGAATTGCTCTTTATCAGCTATTGTTGGATTATCCGTCCGGCCGAGAAGGTAGTCAGTCGAGACATTGAAGTAATCAGCGATTTCTTGTAATCGCTCAGAACTTACTTTTTGTCGTTTTAAGGAATAAAGTGTATTTTTGCTATATCCCAATTTTTCTTCAACTTGATTTAGAGATAAGCCTTTTTTTCGAGCTAATTCTCTAACTTTTTCAAATGTTGGAAACATTGATTTATCAACCTTTCTGAGAGATTGACAAAAAATATTTAAATTATTTATTTAAAAGTGTTGACAAAATTAAATAAATGATTTAAAATAGTTTTTGTAAGTTAATGAGTTAGTAAAAAACAAAGTTAAAACTTATCTAAAAATAAATAGCTTTGGCGGGCGAATGAATTGATAGATATAACGTTTTATCAATGTTTTTAATTATGCTTTCATTTTAAATTATTTATTTAAAAATGTCAAGTGTTATATAAAATAATTTACTAACTCTTTAACTCTATTAAAAATAAAAGGAGGAGGTAATATGAGTCAACAGCATCATAAATGGATCAACCTTGTAAAAGAGCGTATTGAAAAACGTGGATGGTCGCAGACAGACCTAGCTATTGTGGTCGGGGTTAGCCCATCAGCGATTACGCAACTGTTCAAAGATGGAAAAGGGAGCGATGACTTAAAGTTGCGCATCAATAAAAAGTTGCGAATCAACGAGTCATGGGAAAAATTTGAGGAGAACTAGAAAGGAGAAATTATGACAGATTTTAAAGATTTAGATTGTCAGTTTATCTTTCAAGAATGCGACTGAAAATTATACTGCTGTTAGTAATAACTTTATCAATGACACAAAACTGGACTTTACAGCTGTTGGTATTATGATGGTTGTCCTAGCTAACCACCCTAACTGGCAAGTCTATCCGGATGAAATAGCTAAACGAAAAGGTGTTAGTCGAGACACAGTTGATAGCTACTTCAAAATATTAGAAAAAAATGGCTACCTACGAATTGTTAAAAAAGGCATGGGACGTGGTAAAGGAGTTCGTGTTTTCAGATTTTTCTCAGATGTAAAAATATCTGATTTTCAATTTGAAATCATGAAACAGAGATTGAATGAAAGTATATCTAAGTTATCCACAGGTTAGAATTTACATTTCCGATTTTTACAAATCTGTATTTTACAAATCTGTATTTTACAAATCTGTATTTTACAAATCAGAAAATTTAGGCACTAATAAATACTAACTAACAACAAGTATTAAATAACAATAAATACTAACTAACAACAAGTACTACTACTCTAAATAAATAAAAGAGAGAATTTCAATTTTAGGACTTTGTAAAATGGGAAAGGGGAAAGAATGAGAGCTAAAAGATACCCATTTAGTGGGGAAACAAAAACCTCAACTACGGAAATAGTTAAGGCTTGGGAAGATGCTTGCTCAGACTTTATTGTCAAAACTCAAAAAAAGCAAGAAAAATCTGAGCAGGAATTAGATGATGTTATTTTGAGAGTTCATCGACTTGAGACTCTAACTCATCAATGCGCTTTATCAAATCATTGATTTTTTGGTTTGTAAATGTGTTTTCAAGATCTTTTGCTTGAGCTTGAAGCAAAGTCTCTATAATACCTAAAACGATATTTACATCACCAGAAATCATGGATTTCAAAGTAGCGTAAGTAGAATTTTTAAAATCATCAAAATCTTTACTCATGTTTGAACCTCCTTTCTGATTTTATTATAGCAGATAGGGGAATAACAAAAAAGCCCACTGATAGAGTCAGGGGCCCACTAAAAATACTAAGTAAAGTATACCACGAAAGGAGAAAATATGGAAACAGTTCAAATCGTGAGAATTAAAGATGTGATCATCGAGAAGATTTCAGCTAACGATGAAGAACTAGCACATATCTTTGGGTGTTCAAAACGACAAGCGGGAGATATGAGGCGAGAGATGAAAAAATTGCCTAGCCAACAGAAACACCTCAGAAATGATGGTCAGCTTGTCACAATCAAAGGGTTTGACGAATACTTACAGTATCGTGGGACTCAAGCTTGGAAAAAAGAAATTTTAAAAAGTGAAAAAATGAAAGGACAAAAAAATGAACGAACCAAGTCTATCTAGTCAGCTTTTAGGATTAGGAACTATTTTGGTAATGATGTTTGTGTTCATGGTTCTAGTTGCTGCTCAAGAAGAACGTGAGCGAACAAGAAAACGTAAACAGAAAGAGCATGATGAGCTGTTTGTAAATGCCTATCAAAAGGGATTGAGTCAATTCAATAACATTGCGAGAGAAAATCTCAAAAAGTGTGACAGATCATTTACTTATGACAAGCAACGACCAGAGGGTTTACGTTCTGAATTGCTAGCCTTACCAGCGCCTAAATGATAAAAAGGGGATAAAACATGGCAGATTTAACTTTTCCAGAGTTGCAACAAAAGATGCAACTAGAAAAAAAGAAATCAAAAGATGTAAAGTACGCATTTAGAAATGCCGAGGACATCTATACAACTTTCAAGGAGCTAAAAAGCGATTGGTCTGTAATTGTGACTGATGAACTTATAGAACTTGTTGGCAAAATCTTTGTAAAAGCAACAGCCGTAGCTTTTAATGATGGAAGAAACGAAAAATATCAATCAACAGCATATGCTGAAATGAGTCCAGTTCCAGTATTTAACACTCAAAAAGGACAAATTAAACAAATGCAAGATCCGCAATGGACAGGTGCAGTCAGCTCATACGCTCGAAAATATGCCTTGCAGGGGTTGTTTGCGATTGGTGAAAAAGATATTGATGAGTATCCGGTAGAAGAAAGCCAAGTACAAGGACAGACTAATCAGCAACAGAAACCAAACAACCAGCAAGCCCAAGAACAACAAGTAAGGTACATTGATAACATTCAGTATCAAGAAATCATCAAGAATGTTGAAGAAATTGCGACGATTAAGGGAGCGCCATTTGATACAGTTGCAAATTTTGTATTGAGCAAGTACCAAATAGACGACTTCCACCAAGTGCCAGTTGATGGCTATAACATAGTGATGGAATATCTCACTAAACAAATTCAAAAAGCATACGAAAAACAAGGAGTTTAATGTGCTAAGTGGCAAATTTGGATGTTTAGAGTGTGGTTACCTATATTACAAGGCCACAACAAATGATGATGATTGGACTTTTTTAGAATGTCCACGGTGTGGTAGCTATAATACCAAAAAATTAAATCAAAGCGAGGAAAAATGATGAAAGATGTAACTAATAGCTTGACAGAAATTAAGGTGGATTTTAAACCTGCAGTAATCAATGTTGATTATGATAGCGTTGAGAAACAACTTGCAGCAATCGTTTCACAGTACACAAATTATGAGGTGACAGCATCCACTTACAAGATTGATTATGATGAACGTACACGCCTAAACAAATTAAAAGAGGCGTTGGAAACTCGACGTAAGGAAATTAAAAACAACATCAATAATCCTTACAAGGAATTTGAGAAGTGGTACAAGAAAACAGTTGAGCCATTGGATAATGTCATTGCAAACATCACAGCAGGACTTAATGCAATTGATGAACATGAACGATTGATGCGCGTGGATGCTGTCCGAACTACCTTTGAGGATAAGTGTATGGTCGCAGGGATTGAAAAATCCACATTCGCTGACAAATACGATGAGTACAGCCTCAAGAAATATTTTAAAACAGGCAAGTATGAGCTGAAAAAGACAACACTTGATGAAATGGATGCTTTAGTGCTTTCAGAATTTGATGCCCTGGAAGAATACAAGGCCAACAAGCAAGCTATCCAAGAGCAAGCTCAAGAGTACGATTTGCCAGCTGACAGCTATATCAGACATCTTGAAGATGGTAAGAGTCTTGTTGATATTTTCAAGATGATGAAAACTGATCGTGATGCTGAGATTGCACGCAAAGAGCAGAAAGAAATCCAAGCAAAAGCAGAAGCTGAACGACTTGCAGAGATTGAACAATTGGCCAAAGAAAATGCAAATGCGAATATCAAGGCTTACGATGCTGAAACAGGCGAGATTTTGGAGCAGGGTACAATTACACCAGAACCACAAAACAACGTGCGAGAGTTGGCAAAATTTGAGCCTAGCGAGCCTTTAACAATTAATTTGCGTTTGACATTGCATGGTGGAAAATCTCAGCTTAATCAGTTGCAAGAATGGCTTGAGGATAACTTTATCAGTTTTGAAACTTTGGAGGGTTAGGTGGAATTTAGAAAGTATCAACTTATTTTAGAATTTGAGGAGGCTAACAGGCCTCTCACACAAATTGAAAAGAAAAGCCTTGCTAGCTACTCTATCGAGTATTTAAAAGTGGGGCTAGATAGCTTAGAACGTGAATATTGCAACAGGAGGTATGCACAATGAAATTTAATAAACTGATTGAAAATGTAAAAGGTTGGTCAACAGCTAAGGAGCTTGACAAAGCAAGCCCATTATCTCAAATGCTCAAACTCAATGAAGAGTGGGGGGAGCTTAATGGTGCGACAGTACGAAAGGATAAGGAAAAGATAGCTGATAGCGTTGGAGATATGATGGTTGTCTTGACTATCCTAGCTCAACAGATGAACTTTTCTAAAATCCATTTGTCTCTCAATCCAGATGAGAACGGACAGCATAATTTTCATTATGTAGATCAGTGGTCAGTAGAGTTACTGTACTTGCACATTGCTAATGAAATTGGGTTGCTTGCGCGTGGTTTGGTTGATGTTTCAACTAATACAAATCGCATTAACGCACGCACTCAAATTCAGTTAAGTATCCGTAACATTGCTATTTATCTGATGTTTGTTGCTAAGAAATTTGACTTGACTTTGACAGAGTGCCTTGAATTGGCATGGAATGAAATCAAAGACCGTCAAGGAAAGATGGTGGACGGTGTGTTTGTCAAATCTTCTGATTTAGAGGAGGTACAAGATGGCACAAAATAAATATTATGTATCAGCTAAAAAGGATGACCTAGACTTAGGGATAGTAGTTGAGGCTGAAAATCACTATATGGCTGCTGTAAAAATATCATCGTTACTATGGGATGAGTTTAGTCTTGATGATGTGATTGTTACAGATGTTGATGTGATGGAGGTAAAGGATGATAAATAACGTTGTTTTAGTAGGGCGACTTACAAGAGATGCCGAACTGAGATACACGCAATCTAATATTGCGGTTGCTACGTTTACTCTTGCTGTAAACCGTCCATTTAAGAACGAGGCTGGAGAGCGTGAGGCTGATTTTATCAATTGCGTTATCTGGAGACAGTCAGCTGAAAATCTTGCTAATTGGGCTAAAAAAGGCTCATTGATTGGTATCACAGGATTAATTCAAACACGCAGCTATGATAACCAGCAAGGTCAGCGTGTTTATGTCACAGAGGTTGTTGCTAGTAATTTCCAATTGCTAGAAAGTCGTAATAGTCAGCAAAATAATCAAGGCCATCAAGACAATCATGGTGGTTATCAGCAACAGGGTTACAGTAACCAGGGCAGTTCTTTCCAAAATGGAAATAACCAAGGGAACAATTTCCAAAATGGAAATAGTTACGGGCAACAAGGTAGTTTCTTTGAGGGGAACACAACAAATCCAGTTCCTAATTTCACCCGTGATAACAATCCATTTGGCAGACCGACAAACCCATTGGATATCAGTGATGATGATTTGCCGTTTTAAGAGCCTATGATCATGCTAGAAAAGGAGTACGCCCTCTACAAAGGCGATGAACTGTTGGGCATGGGTACTGTAAAGGAATTAGCTCGACAGTTTAATGTAAAAATAGAAACAATACACTACTACAACACGCCAACGTACAAGAGGAGAACGAACCCGAACAGAGCAAGACGACTTGTACCGTTGGATTAGGATGAGGGAAATATGAATTTAACAATCAAAGCAGGAGACTATGTGAAAGTACTTAGAAATGGGGAGTTTCACAATATAGTCCAGGTAAAGAGGATATACGGTAGTGTTATAGAAACAACTCATGGTATCTATAACGCTGATACTTTAGCAAGTCGAATCAATAAGACTTGTATTATTTCAGGTGTTGTAACATGGGAGGATTTTCATGGATAGAGAAAGTATAAGAGTAAAGGTAGATTTACAATGTCCGTTTTGTGGTTTTTGCAAGGTGATGAAAACTGGATCACACAGAAAAGGGATTACATGTCCAACCTGCAAGCAAACAGTATTCTTGGCATGGGCAACTGGTGTTGAGGGTGAACTTGATAAGTATGGTTATTATTTCCACGCTTACGAGCCTTTCAATATCCGCAAAATCAATCAAGAGTTTCAAGATGCTTTTGAAGATGCACCACCTAAACACTCTTTCACCATAAGAAATAAGATGAGAGGGTGATATTACTTTTACAATCAGTATTAAACCAATTTGAAAAGGAAACAGAAAATGACAAGCATTGAAATCGTTATGGTACTTACAACTTTGATGTCTATCACATGGGCAGCGATTGTTACAATTCACACTATGCAAGCTATCAAAAAGCATAAAGCAAAAGTGGATTATTATCAGAAACCACAAGTGCAATGCGAGATTGCACGTCATGTACTTAAAAACAAATGGTACTCAGATGGAGGGGAGGTATTTAGATGAAAGTATTTGATGGCGCTAAAATGCGTGCTATCCGTAAAGAGGCAGAGCTTACTCAGTATGATCTTGCCCCTATGGTTGGCATTAGTCAAAATCGAGTAAGTGACATTGAGAGAAATGTTACCACTCCAACGATTGAGGAAATCGAGGCATTCGCCGATGCCCTAAATACTCAAGTATCATCATTTTTAAGCAATGAGTCAGAGATTGAGGTTATTGCTAACACCTTTACCAAGAAGAAAAAGGACACTGATGCAGAGTCTCACTTTGACACCTCGACTGAGCAGATGGAGCTATTTGTTGATGATACTTTACTAGGTCATGACCTAGCAGGATATGTCTTGATCAGCCATAAAAGATATCTGGAGTTGTTAGATAGTCAAGAACGCTTAAATCAGTTACAAAAACTTTTGAAGTAAGGAGGTTGTGATGAAATTTGAACTTATCAATGACCACTTTGAAAATGCTAAGCGATATAACATACCGAGGGCGCAACTTATCATTGCTGATATTCCTTACAATTTAGGAAATAATGCATATGCCTCTGACCCTAGATGGTACAAAGATGGCGACAACAAAAACGGAGAGAGCAGATTAGCAGGGAAATCATTTTTTGATACAGATAATGATTTTAAAATCAATAATTTCTTTGACTTTTGCAGCCGTTTGCTTAAAAAAGAGCCAAAAGAAAAAGGGAAAGCGGACAAGGTGGTTTGGTTTATCTTTGATGCTTATGCTATCGCTTTGATTTACACAGTGATAAAGATTTTGGAGACATGACATGAAAAATAAAAATCGAGTTGGTCTATTTTTTGCACTTGCAGCCTTGTCTTTATCAATGCTAAATCTAGGTTTGATAATCTCTAAAAATCACTATAAACCGCAGGTTGTCAAGCTGGAGCAACAAGTAGAAGAATTGAAAAACAGAAAACCAGTCATTATTTATCAAGTTGATAATGCTGGGGGTGAGCTTATCGGAACAGTAACAGATAAAGCTATTGTTGATGGTCATTATACGGTTACTGTCGGAGCTTATGGCAAATTTCTTGTCACTAAAGAGCAATATGAGAACATCAACATAGGTGATGATGCACCAGGTTATTTGAAGAAATGAGGTAAGCGATGAACAAGCGACAAAAGAAAAAACGCCTTGAGCGTGAGAAAAAAGAAGTCATCAAAGGAATTGATTATATCGAGGGAGTCTTTACCAAAACGGCTGAAGCAATGCGTGATCATTACAATAAATTGCCAGATAATGAAGATAAATTTTACAACGATTTCTTTATTACAGGATTTGAATTTAGCTTAAAGCAATTAGCGTTGGCTAAGCATCTTTTGGAGCAAGTGAGATGAAATTTGAATTTTCTTTGCCTCGAAATACTAAGCTAAAATCTCTAAACATGGTTATCAATAGTAACGACAGGCAACATCAAACAGATAAAGCTAAAGTTACTAAGCGCATTAGAGCTTTTGCTTATTGGCATACATCGATGAACAAGGATAAAGGGAGGGCTGCTTTTAGCCCCTCTAACCCTTGTGAGGTTACAGTTACAATTTACAGCCCTACTAAATCTAAATTAGATCCGCCTAATTTATATCCGACAGTCAAGGCTATCATTGATGGCATGACTGATGCGGGTATTTGGACAGACGATAATCACAAGGTTATCAAAAAGTTATCCTTTGTTTATGGTGGATTAAGTGAGGAAAAAGGGCATTATAGATTAGAATTTGATATAGAGGAGGTGGAATAAATGAAAACTAAAAAACTATTAGCAATCGCATTGTTTGGCTTGTCTTTTGTATGGTTGGCAGCATGTGGAAACAAGGATGTCCTTGGAACAACTTTCACTTTTAATTACGCAAAAGTGAAAGTGGTAGATGGGCAAATCGTAGAGGGCAAAGTCAAACGGTGGGCGAAGTACGAGAAACAGGATAGTATCCGTGTCACTTTTGAAAATGGAGATGAGTATTACACTCACTCAAGCAACGTGACTTTGTACAATAAATGATGAGGGGGGAGAAGATGACCAGGCCTAAAAACTATCCTTACTCAAGACCTCAGTGGGAAAAAGTGGTTACAGAAGTTCACAGCTGGGGGTGTTCAAATTATTTTAAAATAGTAACGCTAAAAAATAGAATCACAGGAGAAGAAAAATGAAATCTAAAAAAGCAGGTATTATCATTGGGGCGCTATTTGTAATCATTGCCTCACCGTTTGTAGTGCAATTTGGCTGGAATGAGATCGTGACAACAATTGTCCCAGTTGGAAAAATTTCAGTTTGGCAAGCTTTGGGATTAGATGCGCTACTGTCATTTATCTTCCCTTTTGTGTCAAGTAAAAAAGAATCTTATGAAGACTATTCCCGTTCTGTTACTAGTAGTATCTCAAAGATTGTAACTTGCGCATTATTGATTTGGATAGCTAGTCTATTTATTTAGTGAGATTTGGAGGTAATGGATGACGAAGAAAAAAATAGAGCGCTTGTCAGTTATCCATCGCAGGGAAATCAATTGGCTAAAGTGGTATTTTTTGAGGGATAAGAAAAATCCAAAGAGAACCATTTTGGAGCAAAAGATTATAGTTTCTCATATCAAAAATGATAGGCTTGAAGCTAAGTTTTTAAGCAATTTAAAAAAATCAACTGAAGATTTTATAGATGGGTCTGATCCTAAATATTTGCGGGCAATAAAAGAGGTTTATGTTTACGAAAACATGAATGTCATTGGAGCTTGTCAAAAAATACTATTTTATAGTCCAACTCAAGCCTATGTATTACTTAACGCGTGGTTTAACGATTATTTTCGTGCAACTTACACAGAATTACTAGAAAACGCCATCTTAGATAAATAACCGTAAAAAAGCCAAAGCTTATGTATCTATAATCAAGATATGTAAGCTTTTTTTGAAAGGAGAGAAAGGAGAGATATGGACAACTTACAAATCGAGTATGTGGATATAAAATCCGTTAAACCATATCACAAAAATGCTAGGCACAATGACGGAGAGGCGACGGAGAAAGTTGCTGCATCCATAAAAGCTTTTGGCTTTCAACAGCCTATTCTAGTAGATGATAATAATGTCATCATTACAGGTCATACAAGGCTCAAAGCAGCTCTTTCTTTAGGTATAGATACAATACCTATCGCTCACGCTGTAAACCTCACAGACGAGCAGATAAAAGCTTATAGACTAGCTGATAATCGAGTGGCTGAGTATTCAACATGGGATGCAGAACTTTTGAATGTAGAACTAGGTGAGTTTGAAACAATAGATATGAGCCAATTCGGGTTTGACTTATCCGTAACAGGTTTAGATTTTGGCACAGATCAAGAACAAGAGGCATCTGACATCGAGGAAGAAGATTCAGAGGACTTTCACAGAGACACAACCATAAATCAGTACAATCTTTTTCATTATGATGAAAGCAGAGTAGAGGGGCTTTATAACATGCCTGTACTTGAGGGCGTGGATCATACCCCTAAAGATTTTCAAGGTTTTAACTATGTTTTGAACAAGCCAGATTATAGTTCATGCGTGCATTTTTTCCTAGATGATTATCAATTTGAAAGAATATGGCAAAGACCAGACTTTTACATTGAAAAGCTGCTAGAATTTGATAGCGCCTTAACTCCGGATTTTAGCTTATATCTTGATATGCCTATCGCTATGCAAGTATGGAACATTTACAGGTCAAGGCTGATAGGTCAGATTATGCAAGATTACGGTATGACGGTTATACCAACGGTGTCGTGGTCAACTGAGGAAAGTTTTGCCTTTTGTTTTGATGGTTTGCCACAAAATGCAACATTAGCAATCAGTACAATAGGCGTAAAGCAAAACAAAGAGCAGTTTGAGATATGGGAAAATGGAGTTACTGAGATGATAAAACGGTTGACTCCAAAAAGAATTGTAGTATATGGTGGAAAAGTGGAATACGATTATAAAGATATAGAGGTTGTCTATTTTGAAAATGCAACCACGGAAAGGATGAAAAACAATGGGCGGTAGAGGAGCAAGCATAAAGTCAATCATAGCAAAGTATGAAAATCATAAAAAGAAGATTCATAATAGCTCAAGCGGAATAACAAGGGTTGAGCGAAAAAAACTCATTGAGGCTGGTTATTTGAAACGTGAGGAAACAAAATCAACCCCCAAAAACGAGAGTAAAAACTCTTTTGATAGAGCAAAAGAAATTAAAAACTTTAGCAGTCATGATTATAAAAAAGAAAACACTCCTAGAGGGGCTAAGTCTTTTGCTACAATGTTCCAGAAAAATGGAAGTTTAACTAATGGTATATTGGCTCATGGAGAGGAGTATGTTATAGCAAAATGGGCTAATCAAAAGGGATATAAAAACCTAGACAAAAAATCAAAAAGTGACATTGGTAAAATTATAGGTGAATATACTAAAGGGCACAATGTGAAGTTATCAAGAGTAGTTAATTCTAATGAATGGGATTGGTACAAATATTGATAGAAAGAGGTTTAAAAATGGGTGGACGAGGTGCGAGCTCTGGTAGGAGCAATAAAGGCAAAAAGTACGGTACAGAATATAAAACTATACATGAAGTAGGGAATATCAAGTTTGTTGTTCAAAATGAGCAGGGTTCACAAAAAGCACCAATGGAAACTATGACTGAAGGTAGAGTATATGTATTAGTTGATAAACACACAAACAATTTAAAGAATATCACTTACAATGATACAAAAAATAAACGTAATAAACAGATAGACCTAGATCATGAACATAAAAAAATGATTCCTCATGTTCATCACGGTTATTTTCATAATGAATATGAAGTAAGTAAAAAAGGTGGTACAAATCTGACAACTAAAGAGAGGAAAATGGTTGATAGAGTGACGAAAGAGTGGTATAATTTTAATAGAAAGCGCAAGGGATAGTATAGAAGGAGTACACCTTGATAGAGGTAGCCACGGTGCGAATCCGTGTCATTGCGCTGTATCTAGCCCCCTAATTGGGGGCTTTTTTATTTTATCGTCTTAAAACAGCGTAAAACATCCCCTTTTTTAACATATACAATGAAATCATAAGTATAAAATGCTTGTGATTTTTTGTTTGAAAGGAGGGTGGAAATTGCCTAGAGATGGAACTAAAAATTTAACTCCTATGAACAAACGAAGTTTGGAGGAACAGAAAGAACTCCAAAGAAAAGGAGGTAAAGCATCTGGCATAGCAAGAAGAAAAAAAGCTGATCTAAAAAAAGCATTTGAAACCCTCTTATCTTTGGATGTGACGGATAGTAAAATCAAGAAACAACTTGAAGAAATGGGCATGGCTGGCAACAATGAGGCTTTGTTAGCTTTTGCAACCTTTCAACAAGCGGTAAAAGGCAATCAAAAAGCGACTGAAAACATAATCAAGCTGACGAATACTAAAGATAAATACGACATACAAGAGCAGAAAGAACGTATCAAAGCGCTCAAGCATGAAAACAGAGAGCGTGCTGAAGTCGAGAAAGGATCTAGTGAAACAATCCAGATTGTGGATGAGTGGATGGATGAAGTAGAGGGGGCAACAGATGACCTTTAATGTTCAGAAGAATATCAATCCTCATTTTAAATCGGTATGGGTATCTAGTTTGCCTTACAACGTGCTCAAGGGAGGCCGTAACTCTTTCAAATCATCTGTTATTGTGCTGAAGCTAGTTTATATGATGTTGAGATATATCAGAGTTGGAGAAACAGCCAATATAGTTGTTATTCGTAAGGTAGCCAATACAATACGAGATAGTGTTTTTAATAAGGTTTTTTGGGCTTTGAACTTGTTTGGCATGGGTAACAAATTTAAAAAAACAGTAAGTCCGTTTCAAATCATACACAAAAAGACAGGCTCGACATTTTACTTTTATGGTCAAGATGACTTTCAAAAGCTCAAATCAAATGATATTGGTAACATCATAGCGGTTTGGTATGAGGAGGCTGCTGAATTTAGTAATCAAGAGGATTTTGACCAATCCAACGTGACATTCATGCGCCAAAAACACCCACGCGCTAAGTTTGTACAATTTTTTTGGAGTTACAATCCACCTAGAAATCCATATAGTTGGATCAATGAATGGTTTGAAAGTATCAAGACGAATAAGAACTATCTAGCTCACTCAAGCACCTATCTTGATGATGAACTCGGCTTTGTTACTGAGCAGATGTTAGAGGATATAGAGCGCATCAAGGAGAATGACTATGATTATTACAGGTATCTATATCTAGGCGAGGCAGTGGGACTGGGTAACAACGTGTATAACATGAGTATGTTTCATGCTATTGATGCTTTACCAAGCGATGATAAGCTGATTGGCATATCATTTGCGCTAGATGGCGGACATCAACAGTCAGCAACCGCTTGTTGTGCTTTTGGGATAACAGCTAAAGGAAAAGTAATATTACTTGATACCTGGTACTACTCACCTGCTGGCCAAGTGGTCAAGAAAGCACCTAGTCAGCTATCCAAAGAGATATATACTTATATACGCTCAGTTATTGAGAAGTACAGAGTACAAGCCTTACAGTATACGATAGATAGCGCCGAGGGAGCTTTGAGAAACCAGATGTTTCTTGACTTTGGTTTGAAATGGCATCCAGTGGCTAAGCTTAGAAAAGTGACTATGATTGACAGTTTTCAATCTTTGCTTGCTCAAGGTCGCTTTTACTATCTCAACACCGAAAACAACAAGATATTTATTGAAGAACACAAGATGTATCGTTGGGATGAAAAGACTATCAAATCTGACAATCCTAGCGTTATCAAAGAAGATGACCATACATGCGATACCTCACAATATTTTGTCTTAGACAATGCGAAATTGTTAGGTTTGCGTGTTGGTAACGTATAGAGGAGGGCAATCATGAGCCTATTTCAAAAAGTAAAAGACTTTTTTAGTCGAGGGAGGTATTACATGCAGACATCAAACCTTAATAGTATTTTGGAACATCCAAAAATTGCAGTGACTCAAGAGGAGTATGACCGGATCAAGAGAAATCTAGTCTACTATCAATCAAAATGGGATGATGTTCAGTACAAGAATACGGATGGAGATATTAAATCCCGTCCAATGAATCACTTGCCAATTGCAAGAACAGCATCGAAGAAGATTGCTAGCTTGGTTTACAATGAACAAGCAACTATCACAACAAAAAACGAAATTTTACAGAAATTTTTGGATGAAATGCTAACAAATGATCGTTTCAATAAGAATTTTGAGCGGTATCTAGAAAGCTGTTTGGCGCTTGGTGGGCTGGCTATGCGCCCTTACATTGACGGAGATAAGGTTAGAGTGGCATTTATTCAAGCTCCTGTATTCTTTCCATTAGAAAGTAATACACAAGATGTTTCAAGTGCTGCAATACTTACTAAGACTATCAAATCTGAGGGACGTAAGAACGTTTATTATACCCTTGTTGAGTTTCACGAGTGGGTAACAGCAGACGGACAAGAAACAGGTAGTACAAACGATAAGAAGTATTATCGCATTACAAATGAGCTATACAGGTCAGATGTGAATGATGTGCTTGGTCAACGTGTGAACTTGAGTGAACTAGATAAGTACAAGGATTTAGAACCCGTAACAGTTTTTGAGAATCTATCAAGACCGCTATTCACTTATCTAAAAACTCCAGGCATGAACAATAAAGATATCAATAGTCCTCTTGGATTATCAATCTTTGATAATGCAAAGACAACTATTGATTTCATCAATCGCTCTTATGATGAATTTATGTGGGAAGTGAAGATGGGGCAACGTCGTGTTATTGTTCCAGAGCATTTGACACAAAGACAATATCAACGACAAGACGGAACGATAGATTTTAGACCACGTTTTGATGTTGAACAGAATGTTTATATGCAGATTGGTGGAACTAGTATGGATGCTGGAGGAATTACAGATCTTACCTCACCAATTCGAGCAAATGATTACATTTTGGCAATTTCAGAGGGTTTGAAACTCTTTGAAATGCAGATTGGTGTATCAAGTGGCATGTTTACCTTTGATGGGCAAGGAGTAAAGACAGCAACAGAAATCGTCAGCGAGAACTCAGATACATATCAAATGCGAAATAGCATTGTTGCACTTGTTGAGCAAGCTATCAAAGAGCTTTGTGTCTCTATGTGTGAGTTAGGTAAGGCGGTAGGGATTTATAGTGGAGAAATCCCAGATCTGAAAGATATTTCTGTAAACCTAGATGATGGAGTATTCACAGACCGCCATGCCGAACTTGATTATTGGGCTAAAATGGTAGCAGCAGGATTCTCAACCAAGAAACGAGCGATTGGAAAAACTTTGAATCTTTCTGATGTTGAGGCAGAAAAAGAACTCAATGCTATAAATAGTGAGCTACCACCGATGAATGATGCTGAACTTGCTATTTATGGCATGCACAACCAAAACGAGGAGGAAGAAGATGGAAATTGATCCTATTGAAGAAGTTGATTTGCAAGAAGCGCAGCTGATAATTGATAATCAGCTAGGTGTAACAAGAGGTATGATAAGTGACGGTTCTCATACATTCAATGAATTGTATCATCATCGGATGATACTGTTTGCCGTTATTTTAAAAAATCATCTTGATAAAGCATGGAAATCTAAGAAGCACAAAGATGGGACAATGTATGAAAATTATTTCGTTGTTGGAATTGATACACCATATGGGCAATATAGCTATCATTATCATATGGAGAATTGGGGGTATTTTGCTGAAGTTCAGGAACTGGAAACCGCTCCAGAGTGGGATGGACACAAACCGGATGATGTTGTTCGTTTATTAAGTTTGTAAAAAAGGAGAAAACCATGACAAAGGTTAAATTCGGAGTTGCTAGTGTTGACTACTCAGCAAGTATTAAAGATACGCCAACATTAAAAATAGGTTTAGTGATTAGAGGGAGCAGGAGACTAGATGCCTCCTCAGTTATTAAAAAATTAATCGAGGATATCTCCGAGCTAGAATACGAACTAGAAGAATAAACTGGTCAATTGGCCAGTTTTCTTTCAAGAGAGGGCTTTTGAATGAAAAAGAGAAAACAACTCACATTTAATGACCAACAGTTTCCTTTGCAAATGCAAGGAGTGGGGGATATTTACGAAAAATTACAGATTGATCTCTTTGACCGTATGATAAAACGCTTAAAAGAGCGTGGTTCTATCGATTTGATAAGAAATCCCTATATCTGGCAGTTAGAGAAACTAAATGATATGCACATGCTCAATGAGCAGAATCTAAAACTTATTTCAGAGCGTACAGGAATTGCTGAAAGATTGTTGCGTGATGTAATTGAGAATGAGGGTCTGAAAGTCTATACAGACACTAGACAACAACTTGAAGAAGATTTGAATAGAAATCCTACTAGACAGATTTCAAATGGCGTAACGGACAGTTTAGAGGCTTATTCTAGGCAGGCAATTAGTGATTTGAACCTTATCAACACAACTTTGCCAAAGAGTTTACAAGTGGCCTATAAGGCGATCGTTGAGGAAACAGTCGCTCAGGTAGTGGCCGGCACTAAAACAAGCGATGTTGCTTTGCATGATACCATCATGAAATGGCACAAGAACGCTTTTACGGGCTTTGTCGATAAAGGCGGCAGGCAGTGGAAAGCTGATAGCTATGCGAGGGCTATTATCAAGAGCACAACATACAAAGTTTATAACGAAATGCGTACTAGACCTGCTGAAGAGTTAGGAATAGACACTTTTTACTACTCAATGAAAGCAATGGCTAGACCAGCTTGTAGCCCATTACAAGGGCAGATAGTTACCAAAGGGGCAAGCAGGGAGATAGATGGGATAACTATCTATTCATTATTGGACTATGGGTACGGAACAGCAGCAGGATGTCTAGGAATCCATTGTGGTCATTATCTGACACCGTTTATTGTTGGAGTTCATGAGTTGCCAAATTTACCAGACTATCTGAAGAATCTAACACCAGAACAAGCTGAGGAAAATGCACGCATTGAAGCAGGTCAAAGAGGCCTTGAGAGACTTATCAAGACACATAAAGAGCGATTGCATTATGCTCATACCTTGCAAGATGACAAGATGATAAAAGCTGAGCGTTTGAAAGTTAGAGGGTATCAAACTAAGATCCGTAACTTGATAAATCAGCATGATTTTTTAACAAGAGATTACAGACGAGAGAAATTATATGTTTCATAAAGGATTTGTGTTTCACAAGTCCTTTTTTTGTGTTTAAAACCGTAAAAAATCCCTATCCATCAAAGGTATATTGAGAGAGTAAATAATATTTTGCTTGAGGTGGGAGTTGTCCACCTAAAAAAGAACTAGGAGGGTACAAATGGCATTTACAACTGAAGAACTACTCAATCTTGGATTGACAGAAGAACAGGCTAAATCAGTCTTTGCCTTGCGAGGAAAAGAGCTCAACGAGGACAAATCAGCCTTAGAAACTATCAAACAAGAGCGAGATAGTCTGAAAGACCAGTTGCAAAACGCAAAGTCTCAACTTGTCGAAATGCAATCAGATGCAAATACAAGCGAAGAAACGAAAAAAGCGCTTGCCTCCTTGCAATCTGAATATGACAAGTACAAGGAACAGGCTGATGCAGAAATTGCACAAATCAAAAAGGTTAGTGCTATCAATCTAGCTTTGAAAGATACAAATGCTTTCAATCCAGAAAAATTGATGAAATTCATTGATGTTGATGCTATCCAGTTGGACGACAACGGGAAACCTCAGATTGATGAAGTAATCAACGGTTTGAAAGAAAGTGATCCTTATCTGTTCAAAGCTGAAGAAAGTAAGCCTAGCCCAAATATTTTACCTCAAGGTAATCCAGCGGGTGAGGGAGCAGGTGAAGTCGACCCATTCCAAGCGATTATTGACGGGTATGGCAAATAACAGAAAGGAGATTACACATGCCAAGTAATCAAAACAATGCAACACGCCGCTATGAGCAACAATATGCGGGGATTCTAAACACAGTTTTTGGAGTGCGTGCAGCCTTTACAGGTGCTTTGTCGCCAATTCAGATTTTGGATGGCGTACAAGAAAATGAAACAGCATTCTCGGTTAAAACAAACAATACTCCAGTCGTAATTGGAGAGTACAAAACAGGCGCAAACGATGGGGATTTTGGCGACAATACAGGCGCTGAGTCACGCTTTGGGGAATTGAAAGAAATCAAGTACAGCAATACTAAGGTTGACTATGATTACACGCTCACCATCCATGAGGGGCTTGACCGTTACACAGTGAACAATGATCTTAAAGCTGCAATCGCTGACCGCTTGAAACTCCAATCTGAGGCGCAAACACGAACCATCAACAAACGTATTGGTGAGTACATGTCAGACAACGCTGGCCAAACTGAGGCACTTGCTGACTTTTCAGAAGATAAGCTAAAAGCTTTGTTTAACAAGGTATCAGCTTATTACACAAACAATGAAGTAACTGCACCAGTTACAGTGTATCTCCGAGCTGAGCTATACAATGCCATTGTTGATATGGCCTCAGTAACATCAGCTAAAGGCTCAAGCATCTCACTAGATGAGAATGGTTTGCCAAAATACAAAGGTTTTACTTTGGTTGAAACACCAGCACAATATTTTAAAGCAGGGGTTGTCGCGATCTTCTCTCCAGATGGAATCATTATCCCGTTTGTAGGTATCTCAACTGCTCGTGCTATTGAAGCTGAAAACTTTGACGGCGTGAAATTGCAAGCTGCTGCCAAAGGTGGTACATACGTCTTGGATGACAACAAGAAAGCGATTTACAAAGTCACAGGAACTATTGTATAGGAGGTAGAACATGGCACTTTATCGAGCAACAAAAAATCTTCTCTTTGAGGACCTTAACAAGGGTGTAATTGTCGGTGACATTATTGAACTTGGAGAAGATTATGCCAAAGAAGTCAACAAGAAACTAAAAAATGCTTTTCCAGATGTGAAAAATGTTTTGGAACTTGTTGACAAAAATGGAACGCTAGAACCAGAAGAAGATGCCCTATCAGTAGATGATGCATCTCAGGCGACTGTTGAAGATTAAATAAGGGGTGGCAACACCCTTTATTTTTAAGGGAGGTTACGCATGACTTATTTAACACAAGATGAATTTACTAAGCTAGGATTTGATGAAGTTACAAACTTTGAAAAATTGGCAAACAGGGCAAAGATAGCGATTGACCTATACACTAACGGTTTTTATCAGAAAGGCATTGACTTTGAAAAAGAAATTGCCTATCGGAAAAATGCTGTTAAGCTTGCTATGGCTTTTCAAATCGCCTATCTCGATTCATCTGGCATTATGTCAGCTGATGATAAACAACTAGCAAATAGCGTCTCTATTGGCCGTACATCAATCTCTTATAGCACCTCACAAAGCACATCAGCAGGTCAGCAATTTAATTTGTCTATGGATGCTGAAAATGCTTTGAAACAAGCTGGCTTTAGCCTAGTTGTTGGAGTTGTATATGATCGATAAGCGACTATTAAAAGGGATTGACAAGCGTTTGTTAAAGGATGTCCTGACCATCAAGAAAGTGACTGACAAAAACGATTATGGAGATGAAATGTATTCGGAGCCGTTGACTATTAAAAATGTACGTTTTGATAGATCAGTGGGGGTATCTGGTAATCGTAACTCAAAAACTGGTACAGGAAATTCAAAATCAAGGCAAAAACAAGGGGTTATATACCTCTATCCCTCGCTATCTTTTGTGACAGTTGATAACAGTTGGATGGGTGCAAAAGTAAACGATGGGATAGGAGATTACACAATTAATGGATTTCAAACTAATTATTATGATGGTGAGATATTCAGTCAAGAAATTGAGGTGATCTAATGAGTATTGCCATTAAAGTTGACTTGCAGAAAGCTAAACAGAAACTTTCGAGCGAATCCATGATAAGAGGAAAGATTGCAGTTGCTAGCCAAATTTTGCTAGACAATGAGCAATATATCCCCTTGAGAGGTGGAGATTTAAGAGCTTCTGGCCGAATCGTTGGACAAGGTGATGCTGTTGTTTATGGCACAGTTTACGCTAGGGCGCAATTTTACGGTTCAAACGGTATTGTCACCTTTAGGAGATATACCACTCCAGGTACAGGAAAACGATGGGATCAAGTTGCTACTAGTAAACATGCTGAAGAATGGGCTAGAGCTTTTGTGAAAGGAATGGGGCTTTGATGCGAGAGAATGACTTTCAAAATGTACTTTTAAAGCATATCAAGACTTTAAATTTACCAGTTGAACCACGCTTTGATTATTTTGAGGATGACAAAGATGACCTGGTTATCAATCAGATACCAGGTGGGAAAGTGGACAGAGAGTATATGGATGGCACACAAGAGATTTCTTTGCCGTTTGAAATTGCTGTAAAGGCAAAAAAGAACTCAATAGCCAATGACACGATCTGGTTAGTCACCTCGGAGTTATCAAAGATAGACTTAGTTTTGCCAAGTGACAATAATTCTTATGAATATATGGGAATGGAAGTCAGCAGGCCTGCCATGAAAGGTAAGGATGAGCAAGGCTATTATTATTACACAATTGAAATTGTGGCAAAAATCGTAATAGAGAGGAAAAAACAATGACAAGACAAAAAAACGCCCTACGAGGCCATTATGTAGCTCCATATAATGGAGGAGTTGAACCATCAACAGAAGATGCATGGTTGGAACTTGCTAAATGGATCTCAGACGTATCAGATGATACAGATGAGAAAACAGATGATCAAGCATACTATGACGGTGATGGAGTTGAAGAAACAACGGTAGTCAGCGTAAAAGGTGCTTATACCTTTGAGGGGACTTATGATCCAGAAGATAAGGCACAGGCTCTTATTGCTGGGATGAAGTATAAGACAGGGGATGACCGCAAGCTATGGCACAAAGTCGTATCTTCTGACAAGAAAAAACAATGGGTGGGAGCTGCAACTGCAACAGAAATCAAGGCTGGTTCTGGCGCCGCCTCTGACTATGAAGCGTTTGGATGTAAGCTTTCTTACAACTCAACGCCAAAAGAAACAGGTATTGGGTAATAGCTTTTGATAAGGGCGGGCATTGAGCCTTGCCCTTTTTTTACAAGATAAAGGAGTAGAAACATGACAGATATTCAGATTGAACTAAAACGTACAGGATTCCCAGTAAAAATCGGAGAAGTAGAGCTATGGTTTGATACAAGTCAAGAGAGCTTAATGCGCTTTTATGATATGGAAGAAGAATTACAACGTCGCCTTGTTCAGTATGAATTGGATGTAGTAACTGCAAATATTGACAACAAAATTGAGCGTGATGGAGTAACTAAAGAAGTAGTTTCTGGGGCTATTGAATTGGAGAAGAAACAGCTTGAGATTCAATATGACCTTATTTTTGGCGATGGTACATTTGATAAGTTGTATTCTGTATATCCAGATTATAACGCTCTAAAAAACGCTCTAGAACAAACTGCAATCATGTTGCATGACAAGTTGGAAGAGGTTGCTGAACAACACAAAACGGTAGTGAAAGAGCGTGCTAGTCACTACTTAAACAAAGGGAAAGTCACTCCAATCAAGAATAACAAGAAACACAAAAAGAATAAAAAGAAATAGCTAGGTAAAAATATGTCTATGAAATTAAATGATGCTTTAATCACAAGTTTCTCTATTGATGATAAGGAGTATGACATAGACTTGTCTTTTAATAAGGTTCTTGATGTCTTTGAAATCTTGAAAGAGGAGGAAATGACACTCCTAGAACAAGCTCAGTTGATTGTCCATTTGCTAACTGGCCAAGAATTATACGACATTAAAGAGGTTGTGGACTGTTGGATCTATATCAAAGAGCATTTTTTAGAAATTGAAAAAGAAACCGTTCAGTATGATTTGCTAGGCAATCCAATGCCAAAGGCAAAAGATGAAGAAGAACAAGAAAAATTGATTGATTTTGAACAAGATGCAGAATACATTTACGCTAGTTTTTTACAGGCTTATGGCATCAACCTCTTAAAGTCTCAAAATAAGTTGACATGGACAGAATTTAAAGCACTTTTGAACTCTTTGCCAGATAACACAATCATGCAACAGATTATAGAAATCCGTGCCTGGAAACCAGAATACGGTGGTGATAAGAATAAAATGCGCAAATTACAAGCTAAATATAGTTTAGGAAAGGAGGGAGAAGATAATGGCTGATGGAAAAGTTACCATCGTTGTAGACGTTGATGGCAATAAAGTCAAGGTTCTAAACGATGAGTTAGATAAAACGGCACAGAAAGGTGACAGAGGGAGCGATTCTCTAAAGAAATTTGCTCTTGGTGGTGCTGCTTTCAAACTGGCATCTAAAGCTGTGGATCTTCTGACAGATTCCTTAGGAGGGGCTATTCAGCGTTTTGATACGCTCGAAAGTTTCCCAAGAGTGATGCAAGCGATGGGGCATAGTACAGAGGATGTCACGCGCTCAACTAAGAAACTTGCAGCAGGTATTGAGGGCTTGCCTACGACTTTGAATGAAGTAGTTGGTACAGCTCAACGCCTTACCTCGATTACTGGAGACATAAACAAATCAACAGATTTGACACTTGCTCTTAATAATGCCTTTCTTGCTTCTGGATCTTCTAGTGCAGATGCAAGCCGTGGTTTACAACAGTTTAGTCAGATGCTATCAGCTGGTAAGGTTGATATGCAATCGTGGAAAACATTGCAAGAAACCATGCCTTACGCTCTGCAAAAGACTGCTGAATCATTCGGTTTCGCTGGCCAATCTGCTCAGAATGATTTCTATTCTGCATTAAAACAGGGACAACTTACGTTTGATCAGTTCGCCTCAAAATTGATTGAGTTAAATGGTGGTGTTGGTGGTTTCGCTGAGCTTGCAAAATCTAATAGTAAAGGAATTCAGACCTCTTTCGGCAACTTAAAAAATGCAATTGTAAAAGGTGTCGCAAATACAATCAAGGCTCTTGACGATTTAACAAAGGCAGCAACAGGAAAAACAATTGCTGAGAACTTCGATGCATTGAAAGTGATCATCAATGCTGCTTTTGGTGTGATTGTCAATGTTATTAAAGCTAGTACGCCTGTCTTTCAGACTTTGTTTAGTATTTTGGGTACTGGAATTTCTGTAATTTCATCTTTGACACCAGTTATTATTAGTTTGGTTTCTGCTTTGGTGGCTATGCGTGCTGCTAACGAAGCTATAACAGCAACAAAAAACTTGATTAATGCCTGGCAAACATTCAAAACAACGGCCACAGGAGCAATACAGATTATTAATTTAATGACTGCTGCACAAGCAACTTGTGGAACAGTTACAAAAACTCAAATGGTCGCTAACTTAGCCAATAACGGGGCTTTGACAGCATCTACTGTACTTTATGGCGTGTTGACTGGTGCTATTAGTTTGCAAACTGCTGCAACTATTGCTGCGACTGCTGCAACAACAGCATTTAAAGCGGCTTTAGTAGCCTTAACCGGGCCTGTTGGGTGGGTAATTGGTGCTATCGGTTTACTTGTGGGTGCTGGTGTCGCTTTATGGCAATGGCTGACAGCTGAAAGCGAGGAAACTAAGCGTCTTAAATCAGAACAAGAGGAACTAGTCAAGAGTACGGATCAATTAAATGATGCGGTTAAACAAAGCGCAAAAGAGCGCCAGAAGAATCTTGAATCTGTAAAAGGAAACTCAGAGGGCTATAAAAAGCTAGCTGATGAAATTATTCAACTTTCACAAAAAACGAATAAAACTGCAGCAGATAAGAAAAATCTCAAGAAAAAGATTGATGCTTTAAATGCCTCTGTCAGTGGTCTAAATCTAGCTTATGATAAGAACTCAGATTCTTTGTCACACAATAGCGATGAAATCAAAGCTAGAATCTCGGCGATGGAGGCAGAATCGACATGGGAGGCATCCCAAAAGAACCTGCTTGATATCGAACAAAAGCGTGCTGAAATTGGCGAGCAACTGAAACAGATTGCAGAACAACGGAATAAGTGGAATGAAGAGTCCAATGTTAGCGATAGTGTCCGCAAAGAAAAACTGCAGGAGCTGAACGACAAGGAAACTGAGCTTAAAAATACTCAGACAGAATTGCAAACAGAATACGAAAAGACATCACAGGTACAACAAGCGGCATCTGAGGCAATGGCTGCTGCCGCAGAAAATGGTTCAAATAGGCAAGTTGTAGCATACGAAAATATGTCAAAAGCGCAACAAAAAGCTGTTGATGATATGCGTACTAAATACAATGAGTTGCTTGAAACCACTACGAACATGTTTGAACAAATCAAATTCAAATCGGCCATCAGCGTTGATGAAATGATTGCGAATCTCCAAAAAAACCAAGAAGCTGTTGATAATTGGGCGACCAACCTAAATACTTTGGCAGAACGTGGAGTAAATGAGGGTATTTTGGCCAAATTGAAAGCAATGGGGCCAGAGGGTAGCTTGTATGTTCAAGAGTTGGTAAATGCATCTGATGAGAAACTAGCAAGCTTAAACGAAGTGTTTGCTAAAGGTGGTGAATCAGCAATGAAAGGCTTGACTGCTGGAATGGATACAGGGGCTCTAGGTATCACGGATCAGATTAAAGCTATGATTCAAGGACAAGTTTCTAGTCTTAAAGAAGAAATTGAGGCGGCTGATTTTTCTAGCCTTGGTAAAGAGATTCCAAATGGTGTAAGTGATGGTATCGAACAAGGTGCAGCAGCAGCTGGTACTGCTGCAATTGATATGGCAACCAAAACCAAAGAGGCTTTCACAGGTGAAATGGACATCCATTCTCCATCTCGTGTATTTAACGAATATGGAGGTTTTATCACTGCTGGTTTAGCTGAGGGTGTTGATGAGGGTGCCAATCAACCCATAAATGCAATGCAAAGTTTGTCTGGCGAAGTTAAATCGCCTTTCAATTCATTGTACTCAGATTTTACTTATGTTGGTGATATGGCTATGGCTGGACTCAATGCCGGGCTTAACAATGGAGCGGGTTCTGTAATGTCAACCGCTGCAAATATCGCTGCGAGAGTTAGAGATACTATCAAGAGTGCACTAGATATTCACTCACCATCTAGGGTAATGCGTGATGAAATCGGGCGATTTATTCCTCAAGGAATTGCCGTCGGTATTGAGGCAGATGCCGGAATTGTCAAGAAATCTATGTTGCGATTAAAAGAAAGTATGATGATTGATGCAAGGCCAGAAATTGCACTTGGTTTGAACAAGGATCTAGGTGCTCAAGTGACTGTTAAACAAAGTAGTAAGCAGACAATAGCTGAGAAAATCAAGGTAACTATGGACAAATCTAGCGAATTGCTAGAGAAAGCCTTAGATGTGGCTGAAACGGCTGTTAGACGGCCGAGCGAAATGTACTTAAATGATGGTACTTTAGTCGCTAAAACAGGCGATAAATTCGCTAAATATCAGTCAGAGCAACTCAGACGGGAAAATAGAATGAGAGGTATTCTTGAATGACGAAAACGATGGTTTTTAATGGCGTTGATATGTCACGCTTCATCAAAATCAAGGATATTATTCGCCCTATTGGAAATAAGAGGAGCGTTACATTTGATAATGCTCCCTCGTTGGGCGTAAACATCCAACAAGTGAAACGTGGGGAAAAAGAGCACACTATCAAGTTTGACATGATTGAGCGTGATGGGGAAACTCTTGAGCGCCTTAAACATGAATTGGCTGGCGTTTTGAACGTGCTAGGGCCTGTAAAAGTTGTTTATGGCGATGAGCCAGACAAGTATTATATGGGGTTGCCAGTTGATGAAATCACTCCAGAAAACTTGACAAGATGGTTTCAACGCTCGGAGTTTAAACTTGTCATTCCTGATGGTGTTGCTCACAGCATTGCTTACAAAAAGTTTGATAGCAAAGCAAACGCTACTGTATCAGGAAATAAAATGGTATTTGATTTGGTAAACAATGGAACAGTTCCAGCAAATCCAATCGTAAAAGTCAAGCACAATGCAGATAACGGTTATATCGGTATAGCGAATAATACGGGTTCTTTTGAAATTGGAAATAGCGAAGATGCTTTTACTGAGCCATCCCAAAAATCAGAAATGCTGCTTAACTATCGAGATAGTGAGATCTCAAATGGTTTTATTCAAGCGTTAAAAAATCAAGCTGTTACAAACGATAATACAGAGTATGTAGTTGGAACAGCTGAGATGGTGAATCTCTGGGATCGCTCACATATTCGATTGAAAGATTTGCGAGGAGAAACCAAATTACACAACTATGCAACTAGCTTGTCGTGGGATATCCCAGCTAATAGCGCTAAAACAACAGGATCATTGGATGACTATTTGTGGTGGAGACAAGTTTTTTGGGCAGAGGCAAACAACCAATATGGATTCATCAAAATTACTGTATCTGATACAGCAGGAAAATTTTTATATGGAGTAGAAACTTTCAAACGAAATCTTAGTTCTGATTGTGAATACAATTTTTTTGTAAGCGATGGGAACGGTGGTTATCGTATCTTGGGACGTTGGAGATTTGATGGTACAACAACTGCTGACCGAAACCCTTTTAGCGTGGCCAAAGGATGGTCTGACTTAAAACGCAATGATGACAAAATCCAAGTTTTTTATGGTGGTTCTTACTCGACTTTCATTATTCCGGAGATTAAAGGGAAAAAATCCGCTAGAATCCATGTGACAATAGGGGCATATCGAGATCATCAAATGGTTTCTCACATGTACCTTGACGGTCTATATTATCGCAAGGACTTTGTTACACAAACGAGAGATATCCCTAACCGTTTTACGACTGGTTCAAATGTTGTCATCAACAGCGAAGACGACACGGTCTATATTGATGATATTGCGAAAGCAAGTGAGGTTGTAGATGGTTCCCAATGGCTCTCAATCCCTCCAGGTAATTCAAAATTAGAGTTATACTTCTCTAGCTTTATCAAAAAACATCCGACCGTAACGATTGAATTTGAAGAAAGGTGGCTATAATGCTATTAACGATTCATGATGCGAATTTGCAAAAAGTTGCTTTCGTTGATAATGATAAGCAAAATACGCTTAATTATTACGACGATACTTGGGCAAGGGATTTGCCGACAGGATCCTCAACATTTGAATTTACTGTATTTAAAAAAGCCATTAAATCGGATACTGCGTTATCTAAGGCTTATCAATATCTGAATGAGCGTGCCTGGGTTTCGTTTCGATACCATGGGCGCACCTACCTATTCAATGTGATGACTGTTGAGGAAAACGAGCAGACAATCAAATGTTATTGCGAAAACCTCAATCTTGATTTGATTAATGAGCATGCCAATCCGTACAAAGCAGAAAGAGCAATGTCATTTATTGAGTATTGCCAAGAAATGGGGCTGCTTGGCTTCAGTAATCTTTCCGTTGGAATCAACGAGATTTCAGATAGGCGACGAACTCTAGAATGGGAGGGACAAGATACTAATCTTGCTCGTTTGCTTAGTCTAGCTCATAAATTCGATGCAGAAATTGAGTTTGAGACACACTTGAACGCTGATAGTTCTATCAAATCATTCAGAGTTAATGTTTATCGAGAGAATGATGAGAAACACCAAGGGGTCGGACGTGTCAGAAATGACATACAGCTAACTTATGGCAAAAATCTAACTTCTATCACTAGAAAAGTTGATAAGACAGGTGTTTTTAATGCGATTAGACCCACAGGTAAAAGGCGTGTTAAAAATGAAAAGGGAGAAGAAGTAGAAGAGGTGGTAACACTTCGAGAGTTAGAATCTTGGTCTGTAATGAGGGATGGAATTCTTGAATTTTATCAACGCAATGAATCTCTATACGCCCCTGTTTCTATGCAAATGTATCCATCTGTTTTTAGTCCAAATACTTTTGATGATCAATGGATACGAAAAGATTTCTCTTACGAGACAGACAATCCAAAAGAATTGCGTCGGTTAGCTTACAATGAGCTAAAAAAACATTGTTATCCTGCGGTGACATATGAAGTAGATGGGTTTATTGATGTTGAGATTGGTGACACAATCAAGATTTATGACAATGGTTTTAGTCCGTCTCTTATGATTCAAGCACGGGTCTCCGAGCAGAAAATTAGTTTTACGAACCCAGCGAGCAATAAAACTACGTTTTCTAATTTTAAGGCACTTGAGAACAAGTTATCAGATGGTATTCAAGCAGCTTTTGAGCGACTTTTTGAGGCATCAAAACCATACATTATCAAGTTAGCAACTGATCAAGGAGTCATCTTTAAGAATGGGACTGGAGAAAGTGTAGTTACCCCAACACTTTATAAGGGTGGCAAACCTATTACCGCTGGCGTAACTTGGCGTTGGTCACTTGATGGAAACCTAACAACTGGTATGAACTACCTTGTAAGAGGTTCAAATATTCAAAAAACCTCTACTTTACTTGTCTCAGCTTACATTGATAATGATAAGGTTGCAAGTGATGAATTATCATTCGTGAACGTTTCAGATGGTGAAGCTGGTCAGAAAGGAGAAAATGGAAAATCAACCGTCATCCACTTTGCGTTTTCTGATAATTCGGATGGATCAGACCTTTCTTTTGAGGATAGAAATCAGCGCTATCAAGGTTATTATTCGGACTATGAACAGGCCAATAGCTTAGATAAGACAAGGTATAAGTGGACTGATAGATGGGCGAAGATAAAAGGCGGGACAAGAAATTATTTTAAAGATTCAGCATCGAGGGTATTTGCAACAGATAGTCAAGAAACGTTTGACTATCGTACTTATATTGTGGATGAATTTTGGAAGAATGCAGAGCGCTTTAAGAAAGATTTTGTAAGAATTTCCTTTGATATTGCTTTCTTATCTCCTCTTGATTCAGATAAAACTGCTGATGTTCACTTTTCAGCATCACCTTGGTACTCATATAAGAGCTTGAAATTTAAAGGTGGTACAACTGCTAGACAGCATTTTGAGTTCATGATTGATTTGTCTAGTGCCTCTGAAGATTACAAGACAGACAATGTGTTTATTCGCTTTGGCACAAATTATGGTTTCCCTGCTGGGACTAGAGTTTCTATTGAGAATGCGATGCTATCGATTGGTTCTCATTTTCCAGATTATGTTCAATCGGTTGAAGATGTAATGGATGGTATCAATTCAAAAGCCGACCAGGGATTAACTCAGGAGCAGTTGAATGCCCTCAATGAGAAATCACAGATTTTAGAGGCTGAAATGAAAGCGAAAGCATCGATGGAGGCCTTTAGTGAATTAGAAAAAGCATATAATGCCTTTGTTGACAAGAATGCTAAAGATGCGGCCCAATCTGAAAAAGATTTGATTGAAGCAGGTAGAAGAATTGAGTTGTTGACAACTCAATTTGGAGGCTTATCAGAGCTTAAAACATTCATTGATACTTACATGAAAAGCACAAACGAGGGCTTTATTATTGGTAAAAATGATGCAAGCTCTACTATCAAAGTATCAAGTGATAGAATATCTATGTTTTCCGCAGGTAAGGAAGTTATGTATATTTCACAAGGCGTAATAAACATTGATAATGGTATTTTTACCGCGTCAGTTCAAATTGGGCGTTTTAGGACAGAGCAATATCATCTTAACAAAGATGTGAATGTTATCCGTTATGTTGGATAAAAGGAGGAAAAATGGCAAAATACAGCAATTCAAGTGGTAGCTTATTTTTAAATGTTTACATCGATCAAGGTGCGCAGAATATCGCTGCTAATACTACAACAGTAAACTGGGAGATGACAGTTAGTCGCTCAAGTTATTACCACACATATAACAATAATGGTAGTAGTACACTTTCACTATCTCTTGATGGGCGTAATGTCCACAGCAGCAATCCAAATTGGGAGGTCTGGGATGGAGAGGTTACTCTTGCTAGGGGTTCAAGTACCATAACCCATAATGCAGACGGAAGTAAAACTCTACCTCTGTCATGCACATTTAACCCAAATAATGGCTATCATGGAGCAATTACAGTTACGGCTAATATTAGTCTAACTACCATTCCACGGGCTAGTTCTGTAAGTGTAAGTGCTGGGACTATTGGTAGTCCAATCACAATCAATATTAGTCGTCATAGCTCAGATTTCAAGCATACAGTACGGTATGCTTGGGGTAGCAAGTCTGGTACTATTGCCTCTAACGTTGATATATCCACAACATGGACGATCCCTCTTGATTTTGCAAATGAGATTCCAAATAGCACAAGTGGTACTGGAACAATTTATGTTGATACCTATGCAGGTAGCACCAAAACAGGTACTCAATCAGCTATATTAACAGCGAGCGTGCCAGGGAGCATGAAACCTACACTTTCTAATGTGACCTTAACAGATGCAAATGGTGTCGCTAGAGGGTTGCTGAACGGCAATAACTTTCTTCAAATCGTTTCAGATATCCAGGTAGACTTTAATGGCGCTAGTGGTGTCTATGGTTCAACCATTACAGGTTATAGGGCTGAAATTGTTAATAAGAACCATGTTGTTACAGAAAATGGTGGCAGGCTTGGAATGATGAATTTTAACGGATCAGCAATGATTCGAGCTAGTGTGGTTGATAGTCGTGGTAGGCGATCAGATGCTAAAGATATTGCTATCAATGTCATTGAGTATTTTGCTCCCTCTCTCAGCTTCTCAGCTGTTAGAACAAGAGAGTCGCCCAATGTCATTCAAATCATCAGAAATGCCCAAATAGCGCCTCTCGTGTTCTCTGGTAAGCAGAGAAACAACATGACACTGACTTTTCGGGTTGCTCCACTAAATACAAATAATTTTTCTGTTGATAATGGTAGCGCATCAGGTATCTTTACAAGTGTTCATACATTGACTAATTCAGCTGCAAACTTAGCAGGAAACTATCCTGCTACTAAATCTTTTGTGGTTATCGGACGACTTGAGGATAAGTTTACAAGTGTTGAATTTTCAGCTACTGTTGCAACTGAAAGCGTGGTAATGAGCTATGACAAATATGGGCGGGTAGGTATTGGAAAAGTGGCCGAATTGGGTAAACCTGGTTCGTTGGATGTTCTTGGTGACATCCACTCAAACAACAAACCTATTCAGCAGTATCAGCTGACTAATAACGCTGGTGGCCTGTCTAAAGGGAGCGCTCAGTGGAATGATGTTTGGAACAAGCAAGGAACTGAGTTTGGTTGGAGAAACGGGAAGTACGCAGATAACCCTATTGGCAGCGACTGGGGACTATTTCAAAATTATTGGCTTGATCAGTGGAAAGGTGTCCAATTTTTCACTGGGATATCTACAAATAGACTTTTCTTTAGGACATACAATAGCGATACTAGATGGGCTCCGTCTCAATGGAAAGAAGTTGCTACTGTTCAAGAAACAATCAAGAGGAAAATTGATGCAGGATGGGGCGTGAAACTTAATGCTACCAGAAACGGAAATACTGTCACATTATCAACTGAGCATATTTCAGTAAACATTAATACTGACTCTGATTATAGAGAATTGCGTGAAACGTTGCCAGCTGGCTTTAGACCAGCGAGTGAGGCGCACTTGATATTACAGGGTCATTCAGGTTCAACAATTTCAGGTACAGCTATCTTACATCTTGCCACAGATGGTAAAATCCGTCTGACAAGTAAATCTCCAGGGGATAAATTTTGGACAGGGACAATCACTTATATCACATCAGATCCTTATCCCTGAAAACGTAAAAAATCCCTAACGTTTTGTAGATAATTAAATTAAAAGGAGGAAATATGAAACTAGAATATAGTACAAAGTCATTGGAGTATGACAGTAGTGGCACAGCATCAGCGACAAAGGTTATACTAGTTAATTCTGATGGCGCTAACATTCCTGTATTTTTACCACCTGACAAAATCAGCTTGTCTAATACAGATCTCTTTGAGATGGCCTTGGAAGTTCTTTATCAAGAGAATTTTCCAAATCGTGCTGAAAACGAGAGGTTCAATAAGGTTGATGAACAGTTGCAAAAAAACAACGAAATGGCAGGTAAAGCAGAACAAGCGGCAACTGAGAACAAGCAATATCTCAATGCCATTTCAGAAATTACTGAAGTTCTAATAGCTCTTGCTATTAGTCAAAATGGGGGTATGGTTACGACCGCTTATAGCAAGGTGGCTATATTTGTTAAGCCACTTGTAAAAGACCATCGATACTCAAATGGAGATATCATCTCAGGTGCTTATCCGCATGACAGCAATCCAAAATGGCCACGAGGGACACAGACCATCTTTAAGTTCCAGATGCAAGCAACAGAGGGTTATACTTACAAAGACCAGTCACTATCTGATATGTTACAGCAAGGTGTGCTGACCGTTGTCATGCCAAGGATTGAGTAAAAGGAGGTGTATATGCCAGAATACGAGCGTTTAATTGTACAGTTTGTTTTCTCTCTCGTCCCTGTTGTAACCCTGTATTTCTCAATGAAAGATCGTAATACAAAGCAAGAAAATCGTATTACAGCTATGGAAAAAGACATTGAAAATCTGCAAGAATTTAAAGTGTCAGCAAATAAGCGACTTGATAATCACGACGAGCAAAACAAGGCTATACTTGTTCTAGCTGAGCAAGTTAAGTCTCTTGGCGAGGACGTGAGGGAACTAAAAAACCTAATTCAGAACAAACAATAAAAAAGGAGAATAACATGATTAATTGGAAATTGCGTTTGCAAAATAAAGTTACACTAGTAGCTCTTTTAGGAGCAGTGTTTTTGATGGCTCAACAATTTGGCCTTGAGATTCCGAAGAATATTCAAGACGGTGTGAACACGTTTGTTTACATCCTTGTACTTATTGGTGTTGTCAACGACCCAACAACGGCAGGGATTTCTGATAGCAACCGTGCACTTGACTATCATGAGCCAAGTGAGGACTAAGAAAAAAGGAGGGAACAATGGCATTAAATATTGAAACGGCTATTGCCTGGATGCAAGCTCGCAAAGGGCAAGTAAGCTACAGTATGGACTATCGTAATGGTCCAGATAGTTATGACTGCTCATCATCAGTATATTACGCTTTACGTGACGGTGGCGCTAGTAATGCTGGTTGGGCTGTAAATACGGAATACGAGCACAAATGGCTTGAAGCTAATGGATACACTCTTATTTCCGAAAACACACCATTTGATGCCCAACGCGGAGACATATTTATTTGGGGTCGTAAAGGCGCTTCTGCAGGCGCTGGTGGCCACACTGGTATCTTTATTGATAGCGACAACATCATCCACTGTAACTACCGCTATGATGGCATTACTGTAAATGACCATGACGATATTTGGGTATACGCTGGTAAGCCATATTACTACATTTATCGTTTGACAAATCAGAATGCTGCTCCTAAAGTCATCGAAAAAGGCTGGAAGACTGACGCCAAAGGCGATTGGTATCAACGTGCTAATGGCACATGGCCTAAAGATGGATTCGAATACATTGAAGAAAACAAATCTTGGTTCTACTTCAATTCTGAAGGTTACTGTGTGAAATCTGATTGGGTCTTGCACACTGATGGTCAAAGGTATTACTTTGATGCTGACGGTTACATGGTAACTAGCTGGCGTCGTATAGATGGATATTGGTATTACTTCAACCGTGATGGATCTATGCGCAAGGGCTGGGTTAAGTATTATTCAGACTGGTATTACCTTGACGAAAAAGATGGAAATATGTTATCTAGCCGATTTGTACCTTACAAAGATGGCTACTACATGCTTCTTCCTGATGGTCGTATGGCCGATAAAGAAGCATTTAAGGTTGAGCCAGATGGGCTCATAACCACAAAATAATTTTTAAAAATAAAACGAAAGGAAAACTTTCAAAATAGATTACACAAAACCGCAGGCAATAGCTTGCGGTTTTTTTTATTCGCTCCAAAACAAAACGTGGTATAATATAGATAGATATTCTTAAATCTATCTACCTACTTTCAAACACTAGCCCCCACTAGTGTTTTTTTGTTTTACAAGGGGCAAAAAAGGGGCAAAAATGCCGTAAACCTCTGTAAAATGATGTAAAAACATTTAATTAAAAGCTAAAAACATAGCCATTTTAAAAGGTATTGTAAGATATAGTAAAACAATGTAAAGACATTTTTAAAAGTAGATGGTTTCTAATTGAAAAACGAACAGTTTTACTAGCTGTTCGTTTTTTTTTGATATTTGAACTTAAACTCTGCTTTCAGAGTCGTTTTGTTGCTTGCTTTTTTCTAAACCTAGACCGACTGCATGTTTTTGAACGAGCAAGAGCTGTCCATTGTCCTGTTTTGCAAAAGTTAGGGTAACAGTCTTGATCTTGTCTCCAATGGAGATATAGGTGATTTTTCTCGTATCGTACCCTCCGATAGTGGAGTCAAACTCGGAGTCTGGTAGTCCGTGTTTTTTGATAATATCCTTGTAGTTGGTACCACCTTTTCCTTTGTTGTCAAGGTCACCTTCGATTAAGGCGTCGAACTGTTCTTGGGTCCAGGTGAAGTTATCGTCTTCTTCCTCCTCTGGGATGGAATAGGCGCTATCATCTGTCAAGTCGCTTTCTTCTTCGCGTTCCATTGAGGCACTCGCCTCGCTGTAGGAACGGTTAAACTCCCTGACAAACTCTTTGTAGACATTAGCGTACAGTACCTGGGTCGTAAAGAAAAGTACAATAGAAGCAATTGACAGAGCTGTTCCAATAATGGCCATTGTTTTCCGTTTTTTGAGGTTGACGATAAGGCCGATAATCCCCAAGATAAATGCGACGATGGCGATGAAAAATGATAGATAGTTAATAAATGGAATCCAGGACCCTAAAAGTGCGATGGCTCCAAAAATGGTTGCCAAGATTCCTAAAACTCTTTGTTCTTCTGGTTTCATTTGAACGTTTTCTCCCTTCATCGAGTGAATGGATTTCTATCCACAGTAGTTAGTGCTTATTATAGAAAAAATATTGCCTAATGTCAATTTAAACTAAAATAGTTCTCTAGGAAACTTTTTTCTTGACATCTTTTCTGAAAATGATAAAATAGTTCTCATGGAAACTTATATAGTTCTTGTGAGAACTATATTTATCGTAAGAAAGGAGCAATC